GCGAGGCGGACATCGACGGCCTCGGCCAGGTTGCGGATCGCCTGCGCCCCCTCCGCGACCGGCTCGGTCGGCAGCGGGTACGGAAGCCCGAGCGGCGTGTTAGCCGGCATTCAGCGACTCCAGGGTGAGCGCTTCAGTCCAGTCGGTCGCCGTGTCGACCGTGTTCCAGTGATAGGCGGCGTCGACCGGGACGCCGTTCCAGGGCAACGTCAGCCCGGACGCGAGCGGATCGGACAGCGCGACGGTCATCGTCCACGAGTCGCGCGATATCTGGTCTGTCCAGCCTTCGACGATCGGCTGCCAGGGGTCGAACGGCGACGCATCCGGCATCTGGTAGAGCACGAGCGGCGCGCCGACCTGCAACGCGATCCCTTCGAGGACGGGGGCCTCGGGGATGTTCCAGTGCGGGAACGCCGCCCGCGCCAGCCTCTGATTGGCGCGCGTGGTCGCGTCGGCCGCGTTCTGAAAGGTGGTGTCGATCGTCGCCGGCCGCTCCCCGTAGAGCGCGACCGACGTTGAGTCGCGCACCGTGACCTGCGCCGACTGGTCGCCCAGGTAGCGGACGGTGACGACGTTCCCGGCCGGCAGGAACTGCTTCCACGCCGGCGCGTACAGCACCAGGTCGGGGGGCAGCGTGACCGCGGACGCGAGCGTGCGCGCCCCGATCGCCTGCACCCTGACCTTCCCGTCCATCGCGTCGGTGACCGCCGCCCCGATCATCGGCGCCAGGAACGCCAGATAGTCGGCCAGCGTCGTCGCCCCCGCGGTCAGGTGGTCGCGCGCCACGAGCACGGGGTTGAATTTCGGGTCGGGGATCAGATCGAGCTGCGCGGCCAAACCGGCCTCGGTGAAGATCCGCGTGACCCGCGCCGACCAGGTTTCGGCCGGGTAGTCGACCGTGCCGCCGATCGGATAGGCGCCCAGGGTGGAGAGGCGGCCGACCGCGATCACCGTCAGCAGGTCGACGTCCAGGGCGGCGTCCGTGACCCGGCCCGTGAACCTCGGCGTTTCCGCGAGCGTGACTTGGTCTTTGACCTTGAGGACGAGCTGGACGCCGGTCTTGAACGCATCCACATACGGCTTCGCCACCTCCTGCAACGTGATCTGACAAGTATCGGGGGTCGGGTCGTCGTTCACGTCGGTGCGGCCGTGATGGATCGCGACGTCCGCGAGCACCTCGTCCAGCGGCAATGAGACGTTGTCGATCAGGAGCGCGGACGGCCACAAGGCGTTCATGGCGCCCGTCCGATGCGGCGCGCGTGCTGCGACAACAGCCGCTCGATCGCCCGCGCGGTTCCTTCGGGGTCGACGGCGCCGTAGACGTTGATCGTTGTCCCGTCCGCCGTGACCGCACGCCCCCCAGTCATGCGGCCGGCGGCGGCGGGCGCCGGGGGCGCCATGTGCGGGATCTTGCCGATGATCCCGCCGACCTTCCCGAGCAGCCCGAAGTCGATCTTCCCCAGCCACTTGATCAGCGACTGGATCGCGCCGATCGCGCCGTGCACGGCGTTGTAGATCGCGTCGAACGCGCCCGCGATCCCGCGCACGGCCGCTTCGATCGGCCCGAACGCGAACTTCGCGATCACCCAGGCGTCGGTGACGTACTTCCACGCCGTCTCGGCGGCCGTCTTGATCTTGTCGAAATTCTGGTAGATCTCGGTGACCGCGACCGCGATCGGCCCGAAGAAGAACTTCGCGATCTTCCAGTTATCGGTGATCCAGTTGAACGCCGTCTTCGCCGCGCTCAGCGCCGCGTCAAAGGCCTTATCGAGCGCCTGCACGGCCAGCTTCACCTTGTCCATCGCGTCTTGGACGATGTTCCGGAACGTCTCGCTATTCTTGTAGGCGAGCACGAGGCCGGCCGCCAGGCCGGCAATCGCGATGATCACGAGCCCGATCGGGTTCGCGTCCAGGGCCGCGTTCAGCAGCCATTGCGCGGCCGCCCACGCTTTCGTCGCGATCTTGATCGCGTCCTGGCCGGCCTCGTAGACCTTCATCACGCCGTTCACGGTCAGGATCGCGCCCGCGAGCGCCGCGACGATCCCGACCATGACCTTGATCGTGGTCGTGTGCTCGGACGCGAACCCGGTCACCCGTTGCAGGATCCTCCCGAGCTGCTCCACGACCGGGATCAGCGAGGCCCCGAGCGTCTCCTTCAACTCCTGCATCTGCACCTGCCAAACCTTGTACTGGCCGGCGGCGGTATCGGCCGCGTCGGTGGCGGCGCCCTCGGTCAGGTCGGTCAGCTCGCCGGTAATCTTCTCCATGTCCTTGGTCGCGAGCACCGCTTTGTCGAGTCCGGGAACGAGCCGGCCGAGCGCCTCGGTGTGGCCGCCGTGCGCCTTCGCGAGCGCCGTCGACACCGCGTCCAGGCTCTTCCCCGTCTGCGCGCTGATGTCCAGGGCGAGCTTGAGGTCGTCCTGCGCCTTGGTCACCGACCCGGTCGCGGTCGCGAGCTTCCCCAGCGCGGGCCGCAGCTCATCGTCCGCGACGCCGGTCTGCAGCGACAGTTTCGTGATGTAGTCCTCGGCCGATTTGACCTGGGCGTCGGTCGCGCCGGTGGTGCGCTGCAACTGGCCGGCAAGCTTGTCCTGCGCCGCCGCATCCTCCAGCGCCGCTTTCGTGGCGTCGACGGCGGCGAACCCGATCGCCCCCAGCGCCGCCGCCGCCGGCAAAGCGGCCTTCTTGATCCCGTGCGACGCCTTCTGCGACGTGGTCATCGTGTCGCCCAGGCTCGTGTTGACCTTGTCGAGGTCGCGGACGGCGTCGGCGGTCGCGGCGCCGACCCGGATAATGATGTTGCCGGGGCCGCTGCTCACAATAGCTTCGCCTCCTGGAAGATGTCGACCACGGCCTGCTTGAACACTTCGAGCGCTTTCGATTGGCCGAACCGTTCCACCGTCGGTTTGATCCAGTACCCGGACGAGGGGCCGGCGGCGAAATTCTTGCCGCCGTGCTCCGACCCCCAGACCAGGACGGACGCGGGGGCGCCGCGCGCGCCGACCTTACGGCTGCCGCCGATCGACACGGACGGGGTGCGGTCGTTCTTGACCCGGATCGACTGCGCGACGCGGTGGGCGACCGGCGGCCCGCCCGCCGCCGCGGCCCGCAGATCGGCGCGCAGCCCCTGGGCGGCCGTCGTCGCGGCTTTGCGCAGCCGCCCGTTCGTCTCGCGGCGCGCCAACTTGTCTTGGGTGGCGGTCAGGGCGGCGATCGTCTCCTGTAGCCCTTCGGCCTCGACAGGGCCGCTAAGCACGCAGCACCTCCACGAGGGTGGCGAGGTCGCGGTCGGTGAGCTGGTCGACCTCGGCCGGGGTGCAATGCAGTTGGAGGGCGAGCATTACCCGGAGCCGTCCGTAACTGCGCTCAGGGTAGGAGGGACTTCGACCGCGTCCGAGTCGAACGAGTCGACCTTCTGCCGCCAGACCTCGAACCCCTCTTCGATCCCGAGCGCGGCGTGGGCGAGTACGAGGGTGTAGATCGCCGGGGGGGCGTTCTCGGGCCGGAACGGGTAGCCGTTGCGGTGCGCGTATTCCTCCCACGCCGCCGTGACCGCCAACCCGGCCTCGTAGGCGACCTCGCTGCCGTCCTTGTAGCGGACAGTCCCTTTGAAGCGGATCACGACCCGCCACCGCTCGACGTGCTGCTCGCGGCGACCGGGGCCGTGTCATCCCGGACGGGCGGCCCGACGAGCGGCAGCTCGAAGTCGGAGGTGATCTGCACGCCGGCGTCGCCGCCGATCGGCGCCGGCCGCAGTTGCACCGTCCCCGAGTAGGACGGGGCCGACTCGGAGTCGGGGGTGAACACGAACGGCACCTCTTCGAGGGCGTGATCCATGAGGTAGTTGAGGAACGATTCCGGGCCGGCCTCGAAGTCCTGGATCGCGGTGCCGGTCAGGTTCCACGCGACGGTCGCCAAGGGGGCCGGGTCGGGCTGGGCGAGGGTGGGGGTGCCGTCCTCGTCGGAAATGTCGGGCTCTAGCGCCGCGTTCGCGATCTGAAACGAGTAGTCGTTCGTGTCGATCGTCAGCGTGCCGACGCCGAGCCGCGAGTCGATCAGTCCGGGCGGGATTGCCATTAGAAACCTCCATTCGGGTTCGGGTCGACGGTCGTGACGGTGACGGTCGCGTTCAACTCGACGGCCGCCAGCGGCTCGGCGTTCACGCCGCCCGCCCACGTGCTCGGGCGGTACTGGTCGATCGCGAGCACGAACGCGACCTCGTCCGCGAGCGCGTACACGCGGTCGACCGGCGCCTCGTCGTTCAGGGGGTCGCCGGAGACGACGAGGACGGGGATCGTGAACGTGTGCGACGCGAGTCCGCGCCGGGTGAGGGTGGGGAGGCCGACGAGCACGCCGACGGGTTGCGGGTAGAACGCGCCCGGGTCGCGGGTGGCGGTGATCCCGGCGGCGGCGAGCACATCGAGGACGCCCTGGATCGCCCGGCTCGCCGCGGTGGCGGCCATCGTGCTCATGCCCACACCGGCCGGCGCC